AGACCATATTACCACCTTTAAGCAGTAACCTGCCGAGGTCAGTAACCTGGCTCTGGGGTTGATTCATATTCTTGAGCATTCGAGTAATTTGGGCTAACTAATTGTTAGCTTGTTGTGGCACCTTAGCCTTCTTGGCTTTGGGCTTTCTTTTTGGTGGCATGTATTGGATCCCCCGCCACAGGAGACTGTTCATCATGTGAAACTCAAGGAGATGCCCGTGCAGTCGTTCGACATTCCACCCGAAGGTTTAGTACGTAAATATTTACATCGTTACACGATAACGTTTTGGGACAATCACAACACACAACCCAATGGTTAACAACCACTCCACCAGTTAACGTCCGGTGCGACGCATGAACCCCATTATAAGGGTAAGAGAAGATACGGGGCTGTGTTACGATCATTAGTCATAGACAACCCCATACCATTATATGTTCTTTCAATGCACAACTGTTCCTCTGGAGACACATCGAAAGCCCAATAAAATGATGCGCGTGTTTGCTCAGAAATAGGGCCATATTTACGAGCACACCCTTGCATCATTTTGCGAACACCCCAACCCCAAACATCACGATAATCTCGTTGTTTGCGGGATGCAGTGGACCGCTGATACATGTGGTAAAACGATTGCCAAACCGGAATTGATCCAGCAAGGGCCATACCACCTGTGCCAACGGCACGAACCCAGGGAGCGAACTCACTAACCAGTTTAAATGGGTGCAAGCAAACTGAATCCTTACATATAGATATGCGAGGATCACGCACCATGTGATAATCAAAGGCTCCGGGCCCAACCCACACTGGTTGGGCTTGGCAAAACGAAATACGTTCAAAGGTATAGACAGGTGGCTCAATTACCATTGTAAACCCCATCTCCAAGAACCATCTCGGTGCTCTAGCAGCAAATTGCTGGTACGAGCGCGCCTCCATCATAACCACACAATCATCACCATTATTAACCAACTCAATATCTAAGCCTAAAAAAGAGGCAAACGAGCTAACCATAGCACACATAATTAAACATGCCCCAAGACTAGTATTCATATCACCTGATGCCCTAACACCATCAGTGGTAAATTGAACAGAACCATTACCAACACGACCAAAACAACGATTGTTCAATTGATAGTGAAGTAATTTCGCCAATCGCTCTTTGTGTTTCTTTTGCCAAAAGCAAGAGAGATACACAGAGTGCTCCCACTGTAGGGCCTCCCTAGACACGTGTTGATCAAACCGAGAAGCATCCATGCCCACAGCGACTGGTGAGACAAACCTATCCCACTTACGTCGCATAGCACACGCAACCTGACTTGCATTCATACCCTTCATAACAGTATCACGTCCCATGACTCTACC